CGAACAGCCGGATGTTACCGGTCAGCAGCCCGTATACGCCGGCGTAGTTCCGCTCGCCCCGGGCGAACAGGCTGAAAGCATCGTCAGCGTTCCTGGCGGCGGGGACCAGGTTTTTCGTTGCGGCTTCCAGGCCCAGCAGCTGCGCTTCGGCGGTCGCAACCCCGGCGGTGCTGACGTTGACCCGCAGCCGGCTCAGGGACGCGTTCAGCCTGGCCGCGCTGGCCTGCAGGGCCGCTATTTTCGCTACTGCGTCAGCGGTGTCCGCGTTAGCCCGCATGGAACTGAGCCGCCCGGCCAGCGCGGCGACCTGATCTCGCAGGTAGGCCAGCTGCAGTAGTGCCTCGCGGTCATCCGCGGAAACCGGGATCGTAACGGGGGTCCTGGTCAGTTTCTCCGTTGCGGCCGCTACCCCGAGAAACTGTGCCTCGGCACGTGCAACGCCAGAGGAATCTATGTTGACCTGAAGATTGGCCATCATCTTGGCTAGCGCGGCCATCCGGGCTTGCAGTGCGGCTACGCTTGCCTGCGCGGCTGTGGTATTCGCATTCGCGCGCAAGTTTCTCAGCGTCGCGGACAAGGCACCTGCGCTTACCTGCAGCCTGGCCAGATCGGCTAGTGCTGCCTGGTCCCCCGCGGAAACCGGAACCTTGACCTGGGCAGCGTTCAGCCTCTCGGTCACTGCTTCCAGGCCGAGCAGCTGCGCGTCAGCAGCGGCCAGTTTCGCCAGGTCGACACCAGAACCGAGCTTGATGTCGGAAGCCTGCTGTTTCAAGGCGGCCAGTCTCGCGATAGACGCATCGATCGCGGCATTGAACGCCTTAGAATCAGCGGCCAGCTTGACCGCCTGCGCATTGCTGCCCAGGACTTTGAGCTGTGCCTCGATTGCGTAAATCTTGGTCAGGGCGGCCGTTATATCGACATCCGCGTCAAGCGTGTCCAGCCGGACGTACAGATCTGCCGCTTGCTTCTGCAGGCCGGCGATCCTGGCAGCGGCGGCAGTGGTGTCAGCGTCGGCCTGCAGGCTGGACATGCGCTGCCGCAACGTAGTCAGCTTGGCGTTCTCGGCGGCGATCGCCGCGTCCAGCTGGCTGGTATCCGCGTTCATCCGCACCGATGCGCTGCTGCGGGCCAGCGCAGTCAGCTTGGCCTGCAGCCGGGCAACAGCCGCTTCAGCAGCTTTGTCGTCAGCCCCGAACCGCAGCTTCGACAGGGTGTCAGACAGGATCTTCATCCGGGCCTGGAATGCAGAAATAGCTGCGTCCGCGTCTTTGGTGTCCGCACCGACGCGTACTTTGGGATTCAGGCCGCTGATTGCCTTGCGGACCTGAACATCAGTCAGCGGGCCGAACCCGCTGGTCTCCGGGCTGATGACGATGAACGCGTCGCCGAGCATGCGGGGCATCTACGTCTCGCCCTCGACCAGTGACGTCATAACAGCTCACCTGCCAGCGACTCCAGGCCGGTGGTCAGGAACGGGTACGAGCGGTCCATCTGCTCGGCCGGGTACTCCAGGAAGACCGTGGGGTCGGCAGCCGCGTTGACGCCGCCGTACACACCGCCGAGCGATCCGCGCAACGGTCCGTGCACGTGAATGCTGGCCTTGGTGAACCCGGGCGGCCGGGCATTACTGGTGCGTCCGGCCCGGCGCCTGCGATCCCGCACTGATCCGTCGCGTACCGGCACCACCGTGCGGGCCACGGCCGCCGCCTGGGCGCTCAGTTCGGCGACCATCTGCCCGACCGGGCCGTCGACCGAGTTCAGCAGGTCATCGATCGCTGCGTGGTCCCAGTCGATGTGCGTGCTCACCGGAACTCCTCGTCCGGGCCGTAACCGGGCATCGCGGGTACGGGAGCGCCGGGCTGCTCGAATGTCATCCCCAGCTCCTCCTGGTGCTTGCGCAGCGCGGTCAGCGCGATCTCCTGCGGGTCATCGATCATGCCGATCTGGATGTCCAGCTCCTCCAGGTCTTCGTCGGTCTTGCAGTGCTCGGCCAAGAACGCGTACGCGACGTTGCAGCACTGCCGCGGGGTCAGTGCCTCGATCCCCTGGCCCGCCGTGCGGAGGAGCGTGCCATCGACCCGTCCCGCGTAGCGCGCCGTCCAGCGGAGGAGGTAGGAGGCGGCTCGGTAGGGCGTGCTGAGATCAGCTCGATCGTCTTGGAGAGCACATCCATCAGGTCGTCGGCGTCAGCCTTGGTGTCGATGGCGTGGTCTTCGAAGGCCTGCCAGTCACCGCGGTCGTACTGCGCGCACCGGGTCTCGTCGGCCGGATTCACCTGGCAGGACGGTTTGAGGTCATCGTCCTCGGTAATCGCTGCGCGTTCGCAGGCCCGGCAGTCGCCGCACCGCCCTGGAGCGCAGTGCTCGCACTCCCCGCAACCCGGCTGCCCGGGATGGATGCAGTCGCGGAGCATGGCGTACATGGCGCCGAGTGCCCGCGGGTCCTGCACGTCAAGGTTGGCGAATGCGGAGAACTTGAGCAGGGGCATCAAGCCGATCCGGTCGGCGATCCGGAACCGGGCCCCCAGGAACTCCACCGTGCGCGAGCTGGTGATCACCTTCCCGGCCACCACGAGCTGCGCGGGTTCAGGTGCGGGCAGGCCGGCGGCCGTGCCCTGGATCGAGGCCAGCTCCTGGTCGAAATCGATGTCGATCCCTGCGTCGTCGGGCATGGCTGACTCCTTCTGGAGAATCGGAGGCAGCTCCCGTGACGGCGGGCCGTGCGCAGCGGGCAAAACCCGGGACGCCGGTGGTTTTCGTCAGGCGTCCCGGGCCCGGATCAGGTACCCGGCAGCCCGTACGTCGGGTACCTGGAGATGCGGCTGGCCGCGTTCCAGGTGCTCTTGAGCGATACCGCCGCGGTAACGCCGCCGGTCAGGGCGTAGTCAGGCAGGATCGTGCCGAAGAAGTACTGCGGGATCGGCGTGATCTGCGCGCCCAGGTTGGACGGGTACAGGTAGAAGTTCCGGGCCAGCCCGTCTGTGGCGGCAACGTACGTCTGCGCCGTGGCAGTGTCATAGAAACCGGTGAAGTCTCCTGATGCATCTGGGAGACCTGCGACGTAGATGAGGTTAGTATCACCCATGGCGGTCACGTCAACTTTGGCCACCGTGAAGTTGATGGACCAGTCTGACAGGAAGGCCATGGGGGAGGCGGCCGGGTTGGCGCCGCCCACGCCGTCGACCGCGACATAGGCGACACCGTTGCGGCCATGAATTCGTGACACTGCGTAACCACATCCTTACAATTTTAGTGGCCGTCGCATGCCAGGATGCATGGTTTCGGTCCGTGTATATAGGTTTTGGTGTACACTAGAAATATGACAGTCGTGCGCGCCATATGCCCAGTCGGGGACCACCCGTTTGAGTTCACGGTCAAGCAAGGTAAACGGCCGATGTACTGCACTCCGGAACATGCGTGGAAGGCTGGCGCTGAGCGAGCGAAGATCCGTAACACAGCATTGGACCGGAGAACATGCTCGCGATGCGGAGTGGAGAAGCCGAGTAGTGAGTTCGGCAGCCCCACAGCGCCTTACTGCCGTCCGTGCCATACCGAATATGAACGAGAGCGCAGGTGCACCCGGGGCAAGCAGGACCTGGCCTACACCAGGATGCTCAACCTGCGCCGGTACGGCCTGACCCCGGAACAGTTCGCCGACCTGCTGACAGCTCAAGGCAGTCAGTGCGCGATCTGCCGGACACAGACGCCTGGGGGTCAGGGCTGGCATGTCGATCACGATCATTCGTGCTGCAACACCAGGAAGCAGAGCTGCGGAAAGTGCTTTCGAGGAATCCTGTGCTCGCGGTGCGATATCGCGATCTGGAATCTGCGCGATGACCCGGTGATCATCCAGGCTGCGCTCAGGTACGTGCTGACGCACCTGAAAAAGCAGTCGGGTACCGAGGGGCTCCTGGCTTACTTCGGAATGCCGGATAACCGGGGCGAAGGCAGCTCCAGTGCGAAGATGACTGCTGAGATCGTCGCAAGCTGCCGGCGCCGTTTCGTAACGGGGGAGACTCAGGCTGCCCTCGCCGCTGAGTGCGGGGTGACTGCCGGCGCGATGAGTAACGCGATCCGCGGCAAGACCTGGCCAGGGGAGGTAAACGGGGTAGCGCCCGTCTCGCGGAACCTGAAGCCCAGCCAGGGAACGAACGAGTTCCGGGCGCAGATGGTTGCGGCTGGCCGCAAAGGTGCTGCCGCGCGCTGGCATCCGGAGTCCTCGCAGATTTAGCGGGAGCCGGCTCCATCCGTGCGCCCGGTCAGGCGGCTACGGCCACGGCAACGTCAAGGACCAGGTTACAGCGTTAGCGTATGAACTAGGGCTATCCTGGAAGTCACAGGCCCGGCCCGTGCTGGAGCGGCGACACTCAATTCGCAGCCGCACGGTACGGGCTTTGTGCACGGATGAGGAACGCTGGCTTCCGGTACCCGGGTATGCCGGGTTCTATGAGGTGTCCTGCTGCGGGAACGTGTACTCGCTGCCGCGGGCGGCCACAGCCGGGGGCCTGCTGGCGCCGCAGCTGAACTCCCGCGGGTACCGCGTCGTGATCCTGAGCAAGTACGGGCGCCGCTGGACCGTCCCGGTAGCCCGGCTCGTGCTAGGCGCGTTCCGCGGCCCGGCAGCTGGCCGGAGAGCCAGGCACGGACCTGGCGGCAAGCGTGATGACCGCCTGGTGAACCTATGCTGGAAATGAGCGCGGGGGAGGCGATCAGCATGGCCGTTACGCGAAAGCAGGACACGTGGACCTAGACCCCGGTGGCCGGGTCCCGCTGCGGGTCGTCCTGGACCCGATCGCACTGCCGCCTGATCCTGGCCAGGAGCGGGTAATGCTGCAGCTGGGTACCACGCGCTTGATCATGACAGCAGCGGCTGCGCACGAACTGGGGCGGCTTTTCAGCGAGCTGACTGCGCCGATGGGCACGCTCAGCACCTACCTCGACGCCGACGATATCAGCACCTTGTGCCTGCAGGCCGGGAATACGCTCCAGATAGCCGGCGGCACGATCCAGGTGTCAGCCTGGTGACTGCGGTACCGCTGCGAGTTGTCCTGGACCCGATCGCGCTGCCGCCGGAACCGGTCATGCCCGTGATGGTCACGTGCAGCCGCAGAACCGGGCGCCGCCGCCAGCAGGAGCTGTGGCTGCCAGGCCAGTTGCGGACGGGAATCCCGGTACGGCTGGCCGTGCCGTCATTGACCGCACCCTAGCTGTCAGGTACCGG